GGGGTTCGATAAGAGAATGCTGGCAATGCTGATTTACGAGGCAGCGCTGATACCTTTGAAATTGATGATGAAGTACAAAGTAGTAAGTGATCGAGCGCGATTACACTATCATTGTCTGGCAACGGACTTAGCTTTTTCGTTCATCAATTTCAATGGTGATCTAATGAGCTTTTTCCGAAATAACCCTAGTGGACATGCGTTAACTGTTATCATCAATTGTATCGTGAACTCTCTATATTTTAGATTAGCTTACATGGATCTAAGTGATGATCCTAAATGTTTGCACTTCCAAGATGTAGTTAAGTTGGTTACATATGGTGATGACTTTGTGGCGGGAGTGAATGAGTTGAAAGCACCATGGTTTAATTTTGCGGCTGTGCAAGGAGCCATGACAAAATTTGGTGTTGTATTGACTAGAGCAGATAAAAAAGAAGGAAGTTACCTCCTCAAGAATATTGATGAGGTCGATTTTCTAAAACGACGTTTTGTTTTTGATGAACAATTAGGGAGGTATGTTGCCCCCCTTGATGTTAATTCCATATACAAATCTTTAATGATTGGTGTGGTGTCGAAAACAATCTCGCGAGAATTACAAACTGTTGCTACAATGTCAAGTGCTTTGAGGGAGATGTTTTTCCATGGAGAGGCGGAATTTCAACACTTTCGCTCTTTAGTGGAGCAGTGTATTGTGGAATTTGATCTCTATGCTTATGTTGGTAGAAATGATTTACCAACATTTCAACAATTGTTTCAGTATTACCTGGATGGAACAGGTGAATTGGATGAGGATGATGTTGTGGAAGGACCTTATGTGGACTATGAATTGCAATGTGGATTTATCCGCGACGTTCAACCACAAAGACTTCCAGGTCATGTTTCAATCCACGAAGATCAATTGGTCAAAGAGATAGTTGAATATTACTATGTGGGGAGGTTGGATGATCGTTATGAACATCCAAATACCATAAAAAATATTCGTTTTGGACACTATCAAGGTGAAGGTGTCCGCCTCGGCCAGATATGCATGGTCGAATATATAAGCCAAAATGTATATGTTGAAAGTAGTTACTGCTCAGATCACAATCCGCTCTTTTGTGATGTCCTAAGAGAGAATGGACTTTCAATACATTTCCATCTGTGCAATCCACAGGACTTCTTTTTAGAGGTTGGGTCGGTGGAAGCCCAATTCGAAGAGTCGATCTGGGTGCTGAATAATTGGCCAGCACCCAGCATTATACAACCAATAACCAATCCAAGATGTGAATACCCAGTACCATGTGGTGCTACAACTGGAATTGAAGCAGCTACTTCAATCGAGAGTGAGATGGACTTCTCACACTTTGCGGCAAGCCATCCGCAATTTACTAACGGCAACCCTCAAACAGGGGAAGATTTTGACGAAGAAATATTTACAGACTTTGCTTCATTTGATTCTTTTTGCGCTTCAGATTTTAGCGAATTTGATCTTGAATTGCAATCAGGAAACACAGTGGGAGTGAGTGAAAGTGATGTTCCAGTCAAAGAAGGAGATCAAGTTCTATTGCAATATGTGGACGAGAATCCAGGAAGTACCATAAATTTTAATCCTATTAAGGATGATTCTTTTTACGAAGGCTACTCTGCCGACGCTAATTTGACAAAATTTTTGGAACGACCTGTATTGATCAGCTCCCAAACTTGGTCTGAAAATACTGATATTTTGTATTCGATTTCTCCTTGGTATTCCTATTTCAATGATGCAGTAATTAAGCGGAAAATTTCCAATTATTCACTGATTAGTTGTAATCTACATGTGAAAGTGATGATTAATGCTTCACCATTTTACTATGGTTTAGCATATGTCGGTTATACCCCCCTACCTAAGTATGTTGATCAAAACTCCATATTGGAAGGGGCTGGTTCACGCAATGCACAAGTACCATTCTCACAGCGACCACACATTTGCTTATATCCCCAGAGTAGTCAGGGGGGAGAAATGCATTTACCATTCATGTATTACAAGAATTGGTTGCGCACGAATGATGCTACAGAATTTACAGATATGGGAACATTAACAGTGCGATCTTTTACACCATTGCAAAATGCTAACAATGTATCAGCAGGTGGAGCTACTATTCAAATATATGCTTGGGCAACCGATGTATGTATTGCAGCTCCTTCTCTAACCTTAGCTTTGCAATCTGGTGATGAGTATGAGGAAACTGATGGGGCAATATCAGGACCAGCTTCTGCAATAGCAAGAGCTGGGAATGAATTAGCACGGGTTCCCATTATTGGACCCTATGCACTTGCAACCAGTTTTGTCGCGTCAAAGATCGCCTCAGTGGCTAAATACTTTGGCTTTACCAATGTACCCAATAACCGTGATGTATCACCCTTCAAAAATACACCATTTCATGGAATGGCATCGACAGAAATCTCTACACCAATTGAGAAATTAACGTTTGATGCTAAGAATGAATTAACAATTGATCCACGTGTTGTTGGTTTACCACCCAAGGATGAATTACAAATCTCGGACTTTGTAGGACGAGAGAGTTGGATTTATACTTCGAGTTGGGAAGCCACTGATAATGTAGATACAATCCTATTCACATGTCGATTAGTTCCTGAATTAATTCGTCAATATTCTCTTTTGTATCGTTATGCGACACCAATGGCGTTGCTA